GACGTAAATATCAAATATCTTCATGCGATTCATTATCTTGCATGGAAACAAGGATTAAAAACACTTTATTATTGCCGCTCTGAAAAACTTGGTAAGGCTGATAAAGTATCTAAACGTATTGAACGAGAAGTAATTAAAGAAATAGATATGCAGGCGTTGATTGATGATGAAACTTGTATCGCATGTGAGGGATAGCATACCACATGATAAACGCATAGGTGTTTGCGTATCAGGTGGTTGGGATAGTGCTGTTCTTTGGCATATAGTTTATGAAGAATGTAAGAAGCGGGGACAGAGTTGTCGCCCTTACACTGTTCCTAAGATAGATGGTGCAGTTATGTATGCTAACAAAGTTTTAAAGTGGTCAGGCTATTCTGGGGTAACGAACTTTGTTGGCAGTATAGCCGCAGAGGATCCTTCAACATATGTGACAAGTGGGATCTATGAAATTTTTGAAAAACAATATGCAGATATTGTTTATGTAGCTGTCACAAAATATTATGATGGTATGGAGCCAGACCATGAAAGACAACATGCCAGCCAATACAATGCAGAGGACATCTGTCTTCAACCTTTTAGTGATATAACAAAAGATAAAACGGTGCAAATGGCTTTTGATTTAGGTATTGCACAGGATATTATGCCTATCACGCATAGTTGCACAGAACGTGATGAAGGTAGATGTGGGTATTGTCCGTGGTGTAAGGAACGCAAGTGGGCATTTGAACAAGTAAATAAAATAGACATAGGAACTCAATAATGCAAGTAAAAATTTATTCCAGAGACGATTGCAAATTTTGTAAAGATGCAAAAGACTTTTTGACAGGCATGGATATTAGTTTTGAGGAAGAAACACAGCCTACAGGTATGGTCCCTCAAATTTATGTTGATGACAAACACATTGGTGGATATCAAGAACTTTTAGTGTGGGCAGTAGATTATGAGAGCGACTATGCTTCTACAGGATAATGAATTATCTGATAGGCTTTTAACAAAAGTCCCCGATTGGCGAACATACAAGTTAAGTATTAAGACACATCGAGGGGCTTTTAGTTTATCTTGGGATAGTGTTGAAGAATTAGCTTTCTACAGCATGTTTCAGATAGGGCTAGGTAATGATGGTGTTCTTTCTTTACAGCATTTTTATGATAACCATAACGATAGACGGCAGGAGGAATGGAGTCGCAATGAAAACTTAGGTGCATATGATATACCTGAAAATGCAAACGTATTGGACATTGGTTCAGGTGTAGGTATCAATAGTTTAATACTAAGTCTTTATGCTCCCTCAGCGAAAATAACATTGTTGGATAAGAATAATGGTTGGAAAGATGTTGCTGGATTGCCTCAAAATTATTTAAACGGTTACGATGAGGATGGGTATGTTTTTTACAATAACACTGATCTAACAAAGGAGACAATGAAAAAAAGCAAAATAGATAATATTAAGTTTATTACTCCTGAGGATGAGTGGGAACAATATGATTTAATTACTTCTACTTGGTCATATGCGTGGCATTATCCGCTTGACACATACTGGGAAAAAGTGTTAAAGTATTTGAAACCTGGGGGTATGTTGATGTTGGATATTTGGCATGACAAGGACATACAAAAAATTAGTGAAGCAATGAAATCAGAACCTGAGATGTCTATACATCCTGCTAGTGGATCTGAGAGGTGCTTATGGGTAAGGCAGTAATTGCAATTACAGGGCATTCTACAGGTATAGGTAAAGCCTGTTGGGACTTGTTACAGCATGACAATATTGTGCAAGGATTCAGCCGCAGTAATGGTTATGATATAGATGATACGGATAGGATTGCTAAAGAAGCGAGGGATGCTACTGTATTCATTAATAATGCTTGGAGTCAATTTGGTCAGATGCGGATGTTTGAAACAATGTTAAATTTATGGAGTAATGAGCCATCTAAAACTATTATAAATTTAGGTAGCAGATCTGCGTTTCTTAATCCATATGAAACACGCCGTCCAGAATATACAAGTAGCAAAAGACTTCTACTGAAAGACACAAGGCATTCTTCTTTACGCACAGATAAAAAATGTAGAGTCAGTATTGTGAATCCGGGTTTTGTAAAAACAAATATGTCAGCACATAATAAGGATGTTAATATGATGACACCTGAATATATTGCAGGAGTCATTAAATGGATTATAGAACAACCTATAGACATTGAAATTGGTGAAATTGGAATCTGGACAAATACTTTATGAATATATTAATGACAGGATCTTCAGGATTTATTGGCACACATTTAACGCCCTATCTTGAAAGTAGAAATCACGTATATCATCTTGAGAGCGACTTGCGAGACCATGATGATGTGAAACTTGAAGTGATAGAGTTCAACCCGGATATCATTGTGCATTTAGGTGCGCGAACAGAGGTTGAGCAAAGTTTCTATGAGCAAGTAGAATTTAGTGATATTAATTATACGGGGACAGTAAACTTAATTGAGGCTGCCTCAACACTTAAGGACTTGAAAAATTTTGTCTTTGCCAGCACTATGGAAGTATATGGACATCAGCCTATCAGTGATGACGTTTTGCAAAATATTCGTCCTAATAAATACATTGCATTTGACGAAAACACTATTCCTTACCCCAATGCACCCTATTCTGTTGCGAAGTTTGGGTGCGAAAAATACTTAGAATATGCTGGTAGATGTTATGATTTACCTTACACTATCATAAGACAAACTAATTGTTATGGTAGGAAGGATAATGATTTTTTTGTTACTGAACAAATCATAACGCAGATGTTGAAAGGCGATGAAGTTAATCTGGGTTACGCAGAACCTTACAGGAACTTTATATACATAGATGATATGCTTGAAGCGTGGACAACGATTGTAAACGCACCTAAAAAATGTAGGGGCAAACTGTTTACGCTAGGTCCCGATGAACCTATTAAGATTCGAGACTATGCTGATATGATAGCACAAAAAATGAATTGGTCCGGGACAATCAATTGGGATACAAAGCCAAAACGTCCAGGTGAAATTTATTGGTTAAACAGCAATGGGAAGTTGCTGAAAGAAACTACAGGATGGGAACCAAAGGTCAGTCTTTCCGATGGCCTGGATAGAACTATAAAGTTTTGGCGGAGTAATGTCTAAGAAGAATATATATCTCTTTCAGCCTCAATACACGATGCAGTTCCAGGGATCAACACAGAACTGGTTACCTTATAGTGCTGGTTGTCTATGGGCATATGCCATACAACATGACTTTGTAACCGACAATTATCATCTTGATGGACTCTTTTTTGCTAGAGACAAACTTGCAGAAGTTTTGGAAAAAATTAAGGATCCTGTTGTTGCAGGATTTAGTAGCTATGTTTGGAACGAACAATACAATTTGCATATGGCGCATGAGATCAAGAAAAAATATCCAGACTGTAAAATTGTTTTCGGCGGCCCGCAAGTAAATAGGCAGGACTTATTTGATTATCCTTGGATTGATATTGTAATGTTAAGTGAGGGCGAAAAACAATTCACACAGCTACTCAAAGACATCCATGAGGGTAGAGATATACAAAATGTTTACATGGGACAACGTATTACAGATCTAACTGAATTGCCTAGTCCATTTACAACAGGTGTGTTTGATAAAATTATTGCAGATCATCCAGATATTGTATGGCAAACGCCCTTTGAAACTTCGAGAGGTTGTCCCTTTTCATGCACATTTTGCGATTGGGGTAGTCTAACATATTCCAAGGTTAAGCAGTTTGAATTTGACCGCCTTGAACAGGAAATACTTTGGATGAAAAATAATCCTATCGCCTATATTTTTATGGCTGATGCTAACTTTGGTATATTCAAGAACAGAGATGTTGAACTAGCAAAAATGTTTTACAAACATTTAAATGATAGTCGTTTAGATAAAATTGCTATTCAATTTGCAAAAAATAGTAATGACCATGTAATACAAATTGGAAAGGCATTGGGAAGACTAATGAAGGGTGTGACACTTAGCCAGCAGAGTATGAGTGAAAAAACTCTTGAGGAAATTAAAAGGAAAAATTTAGATATCAATAAACTCGGTGAGATGTTAGAAAAAACTGAGGCAGCTGACCTTGATGCGTATAGTGAAATGATTATTGGATTGCCAGGAGAAACACTTGAATCCTGGAAGGACGGTATGGGTGAAATACTTGAAGCAGGGCAACATAACTGTGTAGAAGTTTGGTATGCACAAACACTAAAAAACAGTGAAATGTCGTCAGAAGAATCCAGAGAAAAATATGGCATCAAGACTGTTCTAGTTAAGGACTATATCTTTTTATATAATGACCCTGATGATATTCCTGAGTATGTAGAAGTTGTATGTGCTACAAAAGATATGTCCACAATTGAAATGGTTGAAGCGTATATGTATTCCTGGATGATAGTTAGATTCCATGTGTATGGTTATACCTATGTGTTGTCAAGATATGCAAGAAGAAAAGGCATTAGTTATAGACAGTTCTATGATAAAGTCTTTGAAAAAATTAAAGAGACAAAACATATTGACGAACACTTCCAATCTATCAGAAGAAGCGTTTCTAAATATCTTTCTGAGGATCAAGCAGGTAAGGATGCAGCCAAGGGCTTTTTCAAATTGCGTAAACATGTAAAGGCTGACCACAAACTGAATCCCGAGTCTAACAAAGATACACAAATTCTCACTACCATGGCTGAAACTATTAAGCAGGATAGAGTAAAAAAGAATAAAAAAGATAATGGAGAGAAATCTGATGAAGCAGTTATACAAACAGAATCTGCACATTCTTGGCTTTATCAGAAAGAGACAGATTTTGTTGATCATAAACTAGAAATTTATGACATTGCTTGGAGAACATTATTGGAATTTTTCCCTGATACACACACAAGTATTATGGAAATGCAAAAGTCCTATATGTTTGATCCTAGCCATGACTATCCATTTACAGTCAGAGGCAAAATGGATTTTATTACGTTTGAAGAAACATTTAATATGAATGAATACAAAGTCGAATCTAATATGACTGCCGCCGGCGGGACATATGACAATAGACGAAACAGACACCCGGCAAAAAATACACTAATTAATTTAAAACAAACGGAGGACGCCCATGGCGAAGAAATTGAACTTACAGGATGAACGAGATTATTTCAAACCTTTTAATTATCCTTGGGCGTATGAAGCATGGTTGAAACATGAACAGTCACATTGGCTACATACAGAAGTTCCTATGGCAGAAGATGTTAAGGACTGGAAAAATAAGTTGTCAAAGGCAGAACAAGCATTTTTGACAAACATCTTTCGTTTCTTTACGCAGGGTGATATTGATGTAGCAGGTGGTTATGTTACAAATTATCTGCCTTACTTCCCACAACCGGAAGTTCGTATGATGCTGTCTGGATTTGCCGCTAGAGAGGCATTGCATGTCGCCGCATATTCACATCTCATTGAAACACTAGGTATGCCTGAAAGCACTTACAATGAGTTTTTAGAGTATCAAGCAATGGCAGATAAGCATGAATACTTTATGGATTTGTCCAGTAAGAATGGGACTAAGGAATCAGTAGCCACAAACATCGCCGCCTTTTCTGCATTTACAGAAGGTATGCAATTGTTTTCATCCTTCATTATGTTGCTGAACTTCCCACGCCACGGTAAAATGAAAGGCATGGGTCAAATTGTAACCTGGTCTATTGTTGATGAAACAATGCACGCCGAAAGTATGATTAAACTATTCCGAACCTATGTAGAAGAAAACTTAGAGATTTGGAATGACGAACTTAAAAGTAATATCTATACCATTGCAGAAAAGATGGTAGAGCTTGAGGATAAGTTTATTGACCTTGCGTTTGCTATGGGTGATATGGAAAATCTTACGCCCGAGGATGTAAAGAAATATATTCGTTACATTGCAGACAGACGCCTTATCAGTCTAGGTATGAAGGGTATCTTTAAGGTCAAAAAGAATCCATTGCTTTGGGTAGAAGAAATGATTAATGCACCTACACATACAAACTTCTTTGAAAACAGAGCAACAGACTATGCCCGCGGTGCATTGTCAGGTGACTGGCAAGATGTGTGGGGTTCGGCTGCCTAATGAAACCGAGGCTGGAATGTATTTCATGTGACGCAATGTTCAGTGTGCAACACGATATGGACAAACATTATTATCGTGTTGCATATTGTCCTTTTTGTGGCAGTGAAGTCGAACAGGAAGAAGAATTGGAATTTGACGATATAGATGACGAATGACAAAAAGTATTGTGCCATGCCCTTCAAATGGGCTACATTTTTGCAGTCAGGTGAACAAATTATCTGTAACCCGACATGGAACAATCATCCTAAATTATCCGGCGATACTGTTAAAGAAAAATTTAATAGTCCAGAAATAAAAGAGATTCGTGAGAGTATATTGGATGACTCTTATTCTCTTTGTAGTGATACCTGTCCGTATTTACAAACATATCGTGAGGGAGGTTCCCCTCGAGTATTTGTAGATAAGGAAATGCTTGTAGAAGTTGACTATCCTACACATATTGAATTATGTGAGGATAATGTATGCAACCTAGCATGTCCTACTTGTAGACATGATTTCATACTTGAAAGCACACAACAAAAGAACTCCTTTGAAAACGTAAAAAAGTTTTCTGATAAGATACAATATTTAGGCACAACAACATCAGGCGACCCCCTGTATAGTAAGGAAACATTTAACTTTGTTAAGAACATTAGCAAGGAAAAATTTAGTCAACTACATACAATTAGAATGCACACCAACGGCTTGCTACTTATGCAAAAGTGGGAAGACATGAAACATGTCGCTGAAGACTTTAATCTCGATTTAAATATTTCTGTTGATGCCGCAAATGCAGAAACTTACAAAGTTGTGAGACGCGGCGGCAATTTTGATCTCTTACTAAGAAATTTAGAGTTCATAAACACAAAGTCATTATTTAGTCTGACAATTTGGTTCTGTGTTCACGATCTTAATTATAAAGAAATGAAAGACTGTTTTGATCTAATGGAAAAAACATTATCCAATCATACTGTAAAATATCATTTCTTTAACGTAGAATACTGGTCACAGGAAAATGACCTTTTCTTAAAACAAAAGGTAGATATTGATACGCATCCATTATATAATGATTATAAGAAAGTTACACAAGACTTTTTATCACATGTTGACGATGCTATAGAACAAGGAAGATTTATTCATAATTTATAGAGCCATAAATAGTGTATGGCAAAACGGAAACCTAAAGAGAAACAGGTTCACCGAGTTTATTGCACATACTTTCCGAATGGTGACTATTACATAGGCTATTCTGGTAAGAAGCAGAAACTGTATGAAAAGTATTTTGGCTCATCTAAGTATGTGCTGGAATATGAAGGTGAATTGACAAAAGAAACTATTGCAGAGTATGAGAAAAAATCTCATGCCAAGATGCAGGAGTTTTTGTTGCAGTGGCAACAACGTCACGATAAACGTTGTCTAAATTCAATGCTCAATATTAGGTTAAACAAGGAACCACTGGCAGACTTTGAGCCAGTAGAATGGGAGCCAAAATCATGGGATATGTAGCACTACTATTTGCATCTGCTTTGGGTGTATCTGCGGTTGCAGGTTATTTCTCTATTGTAGGTTTGATGGCAATTTTTCCTGCCGCCGCAATATCTATTCTTGCAATGGGTATAGTTCTTGAGATTGCCAAACTGGTTACTGCCTCATGGTTATATCAAAACTGGGAACGTGCTAATCTATTGATGAAGATATATTTTGTTCCTGCAGTGGTTATTCTATCTATTATTACGTCTATGGGTATTTTCGGATTCCTATCTAAGGCACATATTGACCAGGGAGTTGACAGTGGTGATGCAACAGCGAAAATTGAGAGGATTGACAATCGCATTAGGGCCAACGATCGTGAAATTGCAAGGTCGCAAAAGACGTTGGACGGGTTTGATGCAACGCTTGATAGATACACAGAGCTGGGATATGTTACTCGTGGCCTTGATGAAAGGCGAGAGCAAGCCCCGGAACGTGAAGCAATGCGTAATATCATCGAGGAAGCAGAAAAAGAAAATGATACGCTATATGACGAAAGGTCGGAACTATCAGCCGAGGTCAGGGCATTTGAAGTCGAGGTCGGTCCTATCAAATATATCGCGGACCTCATTTACGAGGACGGCAGGGAGAACCTTGAAGAGGCGGTAAGAGCAGTAATTATTATGCTTGTGTTGGTGTTTGACCCGCTTGCTATTCTGCTTGTTGTTGCGGCTAACATGCAACTTAACTATGCCACAGGTAGACGTATCGAGTTTATGTCCCTTGATGATGTTGCAACAGAAACAGCCGAGGAACTTATTACACCTGAGGAGGCACCTACAGAACAAGTAGAAGTAGTTGAACAGGTCATGGCAGAAGATAAGGAAATACTCGCAAAAATTGGTGATGGTGACACACTAAATCCTGCTGAAAGAAAACGCATTGCAAATTTAGAATGGTTAATTGATAAAAAGCGTAAAAAGTAAATGTTCGTAGAAAAATATCCTTATGACATTACCGTTGCGGCTGGAGGGCTTCTTAAACCTTGTGTTGCACCTAGAGTAATTCAACAATTTAAATATGAATTGCACACTGAAAAAACTATCTTACATGTAGGTATTTCACCCTCAGTATTCGAGGGACAGGATATTTTTGCAGTTTTTCCTAAAGAACAGATAGAAATGTTACAGAACAAACAGGCAGTTTTGTATATAGAATTTATCTATGAGCCTTATGGTAGCCAAGAACAGATTGCAATGATTAAAGAGTTGTGTAATAAATGGAACATTGATTGCAACTTGTTAATTATGCTAGTAGCCAATCCAAATCTAACGGACGCAAATATAAAAATTATCCATGAACATTACCCAGAAATATCCTACCAGAATTTATCCCATCTTTTTAGTCATGGATATATGTGGAATTCTCCTACATTTCTTAATCACGAAGGTGAGGATTTTCAAAACAATATAAATTTCCCTGTGGAATGTCCTGTATATGATGGGAGTGTAAAAGAATGGTTTGTTTCCTATGAGGAGCAAATACAATATAAGAAACAGCATGGTGCTAAAGATTTTATGTTACTACAGAGAACTTTTCGTCCACATAGAGACACAATATATGATACCCTAAACAAAGCAGGGTTGTGGGAAAATAATAATTGTTCCTACTTACATAAAGGTATAATGGTGCCACTGCCTGGTGAATCTGAACGTTTGTATTCTATAGTAGAAAACAGAGATTTTAAAAAGATATGGATACATACAGACTATGCAAAAAATTCCTGGGTAGCCTGTATCAGTGAATCTCATGTTACTAGTCCTTTTCCATGGTTATCTGAAAAATGGTATCAGGCAGTAAATAACAGTTTACCTATGATAATGTTGGGTCCGCAAAATCATCTTGATTTATTTCGTGATTTTGGCTTCAAGACGTTTGACAAATACTTCGATGAATGTTATGATAAGCAATCTTCTTTTGAAGATAGAATGAATGAAGTCGTTACATTATTGAAAAATATAGGTAGGATTGATAATAAATTGGTTTGGTATGAATCAATGAGAGATGTTTTGGAACATAATTATGATAATGCAAAACAATTCAATAAACTTTACCCAAGTAAGTGTGTGGATAATTTTGTAAGACTTTTTAATGGAGCTCTTAGGAGTATTGGATAATGGAGTATAATATGCAAGATATTGTTGAAACTTTAAAAACTCAGGTTGTTGAAATTACATTTAACAAACTTGATGGTACCGAACGTGTGATGAATTGCACGTTGCAGGAGAATGTTGTTCCGGTAACAACAGGTAAATCTCGTGCTACAGATAAGAACCTAGTTGTGTTTGATGTTGACAAACAGGGCTGGCGGACCATTGTGGCGGACCGAATCACAAAAGTAACGGCTTGACTTTACGGACAAACTCCTATAATATATACAGTATTATAGAAGGAGTCCTTTATGGCACGACAACCAGAAAAATTTGAGCGGAAGAAAATCCGCAAACGGCGCAAACCTATGTCGCCGGAACAAAAAGCGGCGGCAGTAGAACGTCTGGCTAAGGCTAGAGCAAAACGTGCCGCCGCAAATCCCCCTACATATAAGAATGTCCATCCAGATGTAGTTGCTATACCTGATGATGGTCATTTGTCACTTGCAAAGGTTCGTAAGTGGATTAAACACAACCGAGAGCTTCTCAAGGAAGAACGTTCTAGTTTACGAGCAGGAGTAAAAGGCTCTGAGGCTAAAGTTAAAAGCCTCGAAGGCTATATCCGTAATATGGAAAAGTATTTACGAGACGGTGATTGGTGTGACGACTTTTGGGGTGAAGAACAACAGACTAAAACAAAATGGCGTTGCATGGCAATGGCGTATGATAAAGACGGCAATCCTAAAAGAACACAAGGTGTTTACTATGAGGATCTCGGATATCGTTGGGGCTTTGAACCTGAGGAGGAAGAGGCATGATTGTAGTTGATTTTAATCAGACAGCCATTAGTAATCTGATGGCAGAGCTTCGTGGTCGCACAGATATAGAAGTGAATGTGCCTTTATTGCGGCATATGATTATCAATGCTATACGAGGCTATCGTAACAGGTTCCATGAAGAATATGGTGAGATTGTTATTGCATGTGACAACCGACATTATTGGCGGCGTGATGTGTTTCCTCACTACAAAGCCTCACGCAAGAAAACACGAGAGTCCAGTGGTTATGATTGGTCTTCTATTTTCGATGCTCTACATATGATACGCAATGAGTTGGATGAGTATTTTCCTTATCCTTTTATTGATGTTGACGGTGCGGAGGCTGACGATATTATTGGCACACTTGCAGAATACAGTCAGACACAGACAACGCCAGGTAAACTATTTGACGAGGCAGAACCTTTTCTAATTATCTCTGGTGACCATGACTTCCAACAGTTACAAAAGTGGGAGAACGTAAAACAGTGGTCGCCTATTAAGAAGGCGTTTGTTAAGATTACTGAACCTGCACATGCAGTCCTCATGGAGCATATTATCTCAGGTGATAAGGGTGATGGTGTTCCTAATATTCTTAGTCCAGGTGACACATTTGTAGAAGGCAAGCGTCAACGTCCTATTCGTAAGACTGTATTGGCTGAATGGAAGTTACAGAAGCCTGAGGAATGGGTGTCAAGTGATATGGCAGCACGTTACAATCGTAACAAACAATTGGTTGACCTGTCAATGACTCCAACCGAAATTAAAGAAGGTGTCATAGAGTCATATGAGAAACAACTAAATAAAGATAGAAGCCAACTTCTAAATTACTTTATAAAGTATCGTTTGAAAAACATGATGGATGTATTGGAGGATTTTTAATGTCAGATACTAATGGTGTGTTCGGTGAATTTACACAAGAAAAAGCCGATAAATATTCCCGTGAAGAATATTCTGTTTATGAATGGGTAGGTAAACATCTTCACAAAAAAACATATACCCGCAAATATTTTCCTGGTTCCGTTAATGGATACTCGGATTCTTTTGTCAGTGAGAAACTATAATGGCTAGAAAATTTAGACAATTTAATGATGCTCTTGACTGGGTATTTGAAGCAACTAAAAAAGACGAGCAAATTACACGTTTAAAAGAATGGGCATCAACAAATCAAACAGTTGTTCCTTTGGTGCGTATTGGTGTTGGTGCTGAAAAGCCTAATTGGGGTCTTCCTGAGGGTATGCCTGAAACAGCCAAATTGCAAGATGATTTACCTGAAGGTATGGGTGAAACAACAATTCAAATAGAATGGCGCCGTATCAATACTTTCCTGGATCCTAATAGTAACCTA